CATTAAAAGTTTGTGGTACAATTACATTAACGTATTTACGAAAACCATTTATTCTTCTATACCCACCCTCAATGTCAGGCTCAAAGTTTTCTAAAACTAAAGCTTGACCCGGCTCCATCTGAAACGTAGAGCGATTTAAAACTAAACCACCCTCACAGTTAAATGCTACTGGTTGTGTTTGAGAACTATCTGGCATTAATGTCTCTCTATTACTGTAGAGCTAAGGTAGTCAAACCTATTAACAAGAAGTGTTTGCATATTCTTAATACCCTGTTCAAATCTTTGAAAGTTAAGTTGGTATTGATTTACTTCACCTCTATACTGATATACAAAAGCAGTAGCGCCACCTATGATAACAGGCTTAAACCTATCGGGAATAGTTGTAGTGTCATCATGTGCAACTAAATCGGCTGGAAATGTGTAGTAATCAAAAGCAAGTTTGTACTCTTTATCTGGGTACGGATATAATAAATAGTTATTGTCCGGAGTACGAACTATATTTTTTGGCATACCACCACTATCAAATTGTGTTACCGTTACTCCACTGGCGTAAGCGGCGGCAGTAGTTCCACCAGCACCTCGTGTACAACCTGTAAGGGTACTACTAGATATTGCTGTATATGTAATTTGCTCACTGCCTACATGTATAGTTCCTGTTGCGGCAAGACCAGTAACAGAAGTAAGTGTTATTGTTGTTATTGAATTTGTGTGTGTACCGTTTAGTGTAGTAGATATAACATCATCTTCTTGGTTTGCATAGTCTTTACTTATGTATTCATTATATGTAAGTATAGTAAGACTAGTACCTGAAGAACCTAAGTCATTATCTTTTTTTATTCTTGCGGTATTGTAATCTACATGCTTTGAATCTGTAGGCAAAGTATACCTTGATATTCCCGGAACCAATGTAGAATTATTTATAGCGTGATTAAATGGATAAGAAAATTCTCTTTGGTTAATAAAACGTATTGCTTCATTAACAGCATTCTTACACTGTATTTGTATACCTCTAGCATTATTAAATGTACCAGAAGTTAATGCTACTTCATTCATACGAGTAATAACGTCGTTAGCTAATGTAAGATATGTGAGTGTCATTATTTTACCTAAAGATTTAACATAGCCTAAAGGGGCCAGTACAAAACCAGCCCCCTCAGTATTTTATTTATGCAAGTGCGTCACGAGCAACTTCAGTACCTTCTAATGAACCTTGAGCACTAACATCCATAAGCATACAGTAAACACGAAGTTTACCTGCTGAGAATGTTGCACCGTCACCTGCGAAGGTTACGTCCATTGTGTCTGCGGCTGCACTAATAAGTACACCTGCCTGAGCCACTGTTGGAGCATATGCAAGATCGGCAGCTCCATCAATGTCAAATGCAGCAACGTATTCATTAGGATCAATTGCAGTACCAAGAACAACAGTAGCATTTGTACCAGTGTTCATAGTTGCGCTTTCGACAACCTGTACACCAGCCCAAAGAATTACTGTATCCGCTGGAATTGCTATAGCCTGAACTATATCCCCAGATGAACAATCAATAGCCTGTGCAGTAAGATCAATCGTCATCTCAACTAAATAAGCGCTGCGACCACGAGGTGAATCACCACGGGCGGTTTGTAATAATGCTGTTAAAGTAGCCATAAGTTATTTCCTCCCTTTAAGCTAAGTGATACTTGGCGTTAACCAAGGCTTCTGGACGTAGTATTTTTCGTCCATACAAATGCATTCCACGAACAATGTCCGAGAAGCTGTCTGGGTCACGATATGTCTCAGTTTTGTTGATCTGCTCTGCAGTTGCAACGGCTGAGTCGTGTCCAGCAACAATCATACCAAAGTTAGCAGTTGAGTTCGTTCCAGCAAAGGAAGGACCACTACCAACAGTAGGTAAGTTGTTAGAAGTATATACACGGAAACCATGAATGTTAGTTCCAACTTGACCATTCTGTAAACCAGAACCACCAAAGTCAGCATTAAACAAACGTGAATCTTCATCTTTTAGAAGTTCCATGAATACTGGGTCTACAACCAACCAACGGCCTTGTGTATCCACATTCTGTTGATCCAACAGACGTGACATACGTGCAATGACGGTTAGTGGGAAAGTATCACCAGCAGCAGGTGTTGAGTCAGTAGCTCCACCAGTACGAGGTTGTAAAGCAAGAGCTTCACCAGCCGTACCACCAAAGTTACCAGCGGTAATTTTCATTGACGCTAATAGTTCGTCAGTTCCTGCTGTAGAAACTGCAACTGTACCATTTACGGTAGTATTTACAGTGTCTGGACTTCCATGTAATGCAGACTGTTTAAAGCCTGTTAAGTAACCAAGTACGTCTTGGTCAAACTGATCGCCTAAACGATAAGCCGCACGATCCGAGGCAAGACCTTGGAAGTTTACGTGGGAATGGGCTTCTTCTATATCGTCAACCTTAAAAGCAAAATAATTCGCTTTGTCGATTGTCAATGAAAAGTCCTCATCGTCTAAATCTTGTGGCGTTATTGTCGTGCCCCTCAGATAGGGTTGAACAGTGATCTCAGGTTCTTTAATAATTTTTACTGAGTCACCCATATTTGCAATTTCTCCAAAATAATCAGAGTTAGTAATTGCCTCACAGACAGATGCTTTGCGGAATGCAAGTTGCACCTGTTTGCTGTAGATAATTGGTGAAAAGTTACCATTTGGTAAACTGTTATAACCACCAGCGGTTCCGAATGCCATAATAATTCTCCTTAGCATTAGATACAGATGCAAACGACTAATGACTTATACAGAGGCTAAGTTCTACTAGGGTGCGTTCTTCAGAAAGTTGGCCTACCTTCTAATAAAACGGGCCACGAAACATTAGGTTGTCCGAAAGCGTTATTGTTGTTTGCGTAATTTTAGTGTATTACTAATGCGGGTATCCGTATAGGGGCCGCATTAATACATTGTACATATAGTTATATCATAAATAACTTAGATGTCAATAGCTTTTACCGAGCATTGCCCGACATATCGTAAATAAATGTACCACCACGAATAGATTCCATTATTGCATCGGAAGCCTTTTCGTATTGTTGTGGGGACATCTTAGCTACCTGTGATTCTTTGTATACGCCTTTAGAATTGTTAGCGTCAGGTTTACTTCGATCTGTCCTATTATTTACAGAACGTGCAGCATCTTTCGAAGTTGCAGGTTTATTTGTTTTTATACCGGCATCCATTTTGTACAAGTCAATTGCACGGGATGCAGACCGAGAGTCATCGGCATTTTCATATAGAGCGTCTTGTACCCACTTAGGCTGATTGTCTGCCCATTCATGGAACTCATCACTATCTCTAATTTCACCAAAGTCAGGGTGTACAGTCATTAATTCTACTTCAGCTTTCTGACGAGTTGCATCAGCTTTCATATTATCAATTTCTTTTACACGATCTTCTAGACCTGCAGATTGTTCACGTGCTTTTTTAATTGCAATAGTTTCTACAATGGCTGCTACATCGGGGTATTGTTTTGCCCATGCGTCAATGTCTTCATCGGACTTAGGTAATTTAATTTCTTGTTTAGTAGACTGGTCAAGCTGACGTTCAATACTTTTAAGCTTGTCTTCCCATGTCTTTTCTTTATCTTGCATATGGCGACGAAGATCACCATAACGTTTCTTAAAACTTTTCTCTTCTGCATTTGCAGGAACTTCAGATTCTTCACTAGATGTTTCTTCTGCAGAGTTATTTTGTTCTGCAATAAGTTTTTCTAGTTCTTCCTCTTCCATCTTACGCTTGTCTTCATTACTGTATTTTCGGTTAGCAAATGCTACCGTATTTTGTGGCGTCATATCTTCTGCCAAAATACTATCGTTCATTATATTTTCCTAACTGGAGCCACCGTAGCCGTATATGGGGGATGAGTAGCCAGTATACATATATAGCAGATTATCGTGCTGCTAAACCACGTCGTCTAGGTGCAGGTGCAGGTGGTTCTAATTCACCCAACAATTCTGGACCTAATAAACTTACTACTATTTGTCCCGCTGGGGATTGTATTAAATCTATTATTTGTTGTTTATCTTCTGGGGGTAATAAATCAAAACGATTACCCACATTCATTTTATAATCTTCAAATTCCATGTTACTTATTCCTAAACATTTTATATTTACCTACGAGGTAACAGATGGGTTCTAGTATAGATCGGTATACACGTCCTAGAGTATCTCGTTTCTTACCTTGCATCTCCGCACGTAAGTCTGCAGTACGGTGTCTAGCAATATTTTCTAGGATAGTTCTAACAAACTTGTTATTATTTTTATACGCTATATCAACAAGTGGTTGGAATAATATATGATAACCTACTTCGTGTGCCTTTGTCAAGCTCTTTTCTGAATAAGATAACCAAATAGCTTGACGATATGAGCCAAAGCCATATGAATTATTCATAGCGGTACATACAATTTTACCGCCGCCATCACCTGAGCCACCACCACCAGCTTCAGAATTACCATAACTACTACCTTGTCCAGCCTTTGCTTTAGACTTAGCGGGAGCATTAAAGTTATCTTTTTGTCTATCGGCATAGGTAGTGTTAAATTCTTTTGATATAGAAGGGGCAAAAGTTGTACCTTCATTATCATCTCGGTCATTATTATCTCGTCTATTAGCAGGATCAAAGGTACGTGTTAATACATTAGTTCCCGGTTGATTTGTCCATGTTGCACCTGCCATGTTTGGATCACCACCACTTGCGTCCGTTCCAAGTTTAGCTTTTGAACTTGTAGATAATTCACCTTTTCTGTCTGGTGTAACTGTAGTTTTTCTATTTGTACTAGCAATACTAATTGCATTACGATCATACTCACCAACTTCACGTTGTCTATAACTAAGACCAAACTTAATCATTTCAACCAGAGTAGGTTTATGGTATGCACCCTGCTCATCTATAAATACATTTTTACCTGTAGATGATCTAATTGCAAAACCATCTTTGTCTGACAAAACTCCTGTTGAAGTACCGTCGGAAACTTGTCCTACTACATAGTTATTTACTGTTGTACCACCCTGCTTGCCTGCACTTTTATTGTCTTGCATTGCTCTACCTAAATTAGCATCAAGTAAATTATTCCATGCAGTACTCATAGTAGACTGACCCGCCTTATATGTTTTTACAGGTTCACGTTTTTTTACTATGCTATTATTAGTAATATCACTAGTAGCAGTGTCTGTAACGTTTGAAATTACATTGCTACTTAAGTCCTTTGGACGCAATGGTGGAATTGGTGAAGTTACATTTGATGAAGTAGTAGCCGCACCTACTAAATCTCTTTCCATGCTAATTGGCGATGGTGCAATATCTCTACCATAACCGTCGGTAGCTTTTCTAGGATCAACACTGACAGGTGCAATATCTCTACCATAACCGTCAGTAGCTTTTCTAGGATCAACACTGACAGGTGCAATATCTCTACCATAACCGTCAGTAGCTTTTCTAGGATCAACGGCAGGGGTTGTCATAGATTTTGGTGCAGTGTACTGCGATACATCTCTAGTTTCAGTAGGTAAAGCTGTCACTTGATTTTGTTCGGTTGGGTTTAATATACCTGCGTCTCTATTTTGTGGTAGCCCTAAACCTAAAACAGGATCACCAGCATTGTTATATTCTGGATAACTACCTACTGCACGGTATACACCGCTTTCATCTGGTTCAAAACTAAATTTTGGATAGTTATCATTTGTGCCTATTGTAGGGTCTGGTAATGTATTAAGTGCAGTAATTCTATCATTTACTACAGGTTGCATAAAAGGTAATACACCAGTAGGGGTTGTATAATCTGCAGGGCGAGTGTTGTCTAAAGGTGGAGCACGAACTACAGGAGTATCTAATGTTACAACAGATTTACCAATCTCTGGGTCTTCACGATTTACTATAGGAGGAAGGTTCATAGATGATGGTGCTGTATAGGTAGAAGTATTTATAGGCATAGGGGTATTTTGATCTGTCCCGTAAAAACTATCGCGAGTCTGTACTGCCGTAGGAGACATGTCCCTAAACGTTCGGTTTGGTAAGTTTGGTAAGGGTGCAGTTGCAGGTGCACCTAAATCTCTTTCCATGTTAATTGTAGAAGTGGGTGTTTGTGAAAAACTAGCTTCTCTTCTAGGATCAATTGTAGAAGTGGGTGTTTGTGAAAAACTAGCTTCTCTTCTAGGATCAATTGTAGAAGTGGGTGTTTGTGAAAGACTAGCTTCTCTTCTAGGATTAAATGATGAAGTACTAGGTGTTTGTGAAAGACTAGCCTCTCTAGCATCACTAAAACTAGGATTTACCTCTGCGGATAATGTAGCCGTACCATCCTCTTTAATAGCTACAGGATTATCTACCTTTTTTAGTTGCTCCGCAACCTTTGTAATTTGTTTTGTTAACTCTGGGGCAACGCCAAACTTGCTAGTAACTTTATCTACTATACCAGCTAATAGACCACCAGATTGTTCTACAACTTTTGCTCTAATATCTAATAAACTCTGTTGCTCTACTTTAGAAAATTTACCTGACGTTATGTACTTATCTAAACGGGCAACATTTTTTCTATCTTGTGCTTCCATAAGAGCCATGCCAACAAATCCTATGGGTCCAAACATTCCCATTACTACCTTAGCAATAGTACGATTAAAACCTACTGTAGTATTCATGTAACTAGAATACTCTGCCGCTGTCATAGCGTCAAATTCAGCTTCTGTAGGTGGTGGTGGGTCTTGGTTCATTCTATCTTCCCTAACACTATCTTCTTCTCTAGTGTCAGCAATAATATCCTCAACAACTGGAGGAACGGGTGTAGCATCCGGTGGTGTAGCCGTGTCGTCTGAATTGTATAAATCATATCCTACAGGAATAGGCAAGGACGGTACACCATTTATGAAAGGAATCATAAGAACGCTACCAGCGGCATTACGATACTCACGCATTTCCATATACTTATCGCCCATTAAATCTTTAAATGTTGCCAATGGTCTGTCTTGAGGTGGTATAGGTTGTACAGGTGTAAGAGGACGAGTAGAAGAAGTGTTTACAGAACGGTCAGTCGATGCACTTGTAGGCAAGGTTCTAGTTACACCAGATGGTTGCATTGCAATACCACCTACGGCAAAATCTTGTACGTCTTCACCGTCATCACCTATAATCATAAGGTCTGCCATTTCAAACGGCATATCATCTGGCATAGTAGCTTCGTCATTATTACCCATCTGACCCATAGCTTCCATCTTCTTTAAGCCCATCTTAGCTTCTTGACGTAGTGCCATCATCTTATCTAAACCATGATACCTTACGACATCTGCAGGAAATATAAATTCACCCTCGCTTATGTTAGCGGGTATGTCATCACGAACACCTTCTCTAGTGCCACCAATTGGTACACTATTTCCAGATTCTTCGTCTATCATGCCACCTTCATCTTTGAGGCCACCATCATTAAACATTTCCATTTGTCGATTCATCATCAGTTATTTCCTTTAGTTAGCCTTTAATACTTCATCACGTAATAACTTCAATCTACGTAGTTGAAAGATAGCACCTTGCGCTCTATATATAATATTATCATTGTCAGTCTGTTCCATAGCACGATGTTGTTGTGATATAAGTTCATCTAAATATTCACTAAACTGGTCCCACTGCTGGTGGTTGTTGACCAGCCCCTTGAGCTTGTTGAGGTGCTCCTTGTTGTTCATTACCACTAAATCCTTGTTCTTGCGGTAGTGGTACTTGGCCTGTGCCTATGTTACCACCTCCAGCTCCTGATGGGTCCATTGCGTCTGCACCTGCCGGTGCTCCTTGCTCTGGTGCGGGTTGTTGGAAACCCTTCATAAGTTCAGCTTGAATTGCGGCTTCATTCATGTTGTTAGTTACTTTGTCAGGGTCTAGTTCTAGAGATGTTGCAATCTCCCGTATAATGTATTGGAATTTTGCAAAGGGTGCAAGTGTAGGGCTAGAAGCAATTTGCATAAACTGCATTAGTCTTTGACTACGTACCTCATTAGCCATTAAGCTTTCTGTACCACGAGCCTTAACTTCTAAGTCACCTTTAATCATTGGATCATAATCAAACTGCATGTTAAATCTGAATAGACCCTCACCTAGTGGGCGCAACAAGTAATCGTCTACATTCTTAATTACGTTCTTAACGCCACCTTGTGCCGCACCCATTAACATACTTATACCTGAAGCTGTACGTCCTACACCTGACACGCCTGTTTGCCCGTGAGCAAAAGATGGAAAGCCAGTTGATTCATCTGCAAGTACTCGTGCTTTGTCAAACAGTTGTAAATTCTCTTGAGATACATTAGGAAACTTTGTGCCGAAGATGGCCTGTCCGGGTGCACCCCCCTGTCTCCGAAACACTTTTCCGGGGTACACAGACATATCTTGTCCGGGAACTAAGTTAGTTTCATCTACCTCTAAGATCAAGTTACCTGACAGTACAGCATTATCTACAGCCATACGCATAAACCCGTTCATCAAAGTTTGTGTATCGTCCATATTCTCAGCAATACCTACGCCAAAGAAGCTGTAAGGATTAAGTTCATATGGTGCAGCCATGTAAGGAATACGCGCAGGCTTGAAAGGATTCATAACCATACGAAGTAACTTACCATTACAAATCCATACGTTAGCTTGTAACTCATCTACAGTCTCTAGTTCTTTTGGTATCTCTACGCCCTGTTCTATAAGCATCTCGACATCTACCATGCCCCAGTACTCTAGTACTTCAAAGCGTTCAATGCCATGCTCTGGTGCATAATCAGATAGATCATCTTCCCAGTGTTCTTTATTATAATTTTCCCCAAGCTGTATAGCATCATCAATAACGTTAGAACGAAAGAATGGGCGACGCTTTAAAGCTCTTAACTGTGTGCGAGACATCTTGTGTCGTTCTATTACAAACTGTGCTTCATCCATATTATTAGCATCTGGATCAGGATAGAAGTTCCATACAGATACATGAGATACCTGTGGAACAGTTTTAATAGTAGGTGAATACTCACCGTCATCATCCCAATTAGGATACTCTTTATCTACAGCAAATGGACCTTTCATTACACCAGTACCAAACAGTGCCATCTCAAAGGCAGTGCTACGAAGATGTTTACTTGCACTTGATTCATCTAACTGGTCATGTATTTTCTTTTGCATCATCTTAGCTGCAATCATTGCAGGACTAAAAGTAACTGCAGTAGGTGTTTTACCTACACCTTGACGAACACCTTCGATGTCCTCAAACTTATCTTTAAGTGGGCCTAGACTATCTGCTAATGTCTTTTCAGTTGCACCGGCAGGTAAGTCTTTACCATCACCCGCAAAACCGTAAGGACTTACTACTTCATCTAAAGCAGACTCACGTAGTTGCTCTGGTTCTTTAGGATCAAAGTGTACATCTGCAACTACACCCTCTGGAAGTTCAGTAGGGTCTACAGTTAAAGGAAACTTTTGTGCCGCAAATAATACATCTACAATTTGACCATAGGCCGCTAATGTTTTAGTCTTAGTTACTTTAATAAAGACTCTAGACTTCTCAGCTTCTGTAAACTGTACTTCTGGACTATACAATCCACGATAGTTACGGTAAGCTTTTAACCAACGATCTTCATCTTGTTGACGGTAATCATCTGCGCGATTATACTTTTCCATAATGAAAGGAATAATTTTAGAAGCATCTGCATCATCCACTACTGAGTTGTCACTATCTTCTAGAGCAATAGCGTCATCTTCAATAAAGCCTTCGTTTTCTTCTGCCATTTAATTTTCCTTAATATCCAAATGTAGTATCTGCTATACGCATACTATTCGTAGGTCCGTTAGTTGTATTAAAGTCAAATACACTAAATCTTGGTCTTGACATGATACCATATCTTAGCGCATCATACAAGTGGTCTTCTGCGTGTGTATCAATATCTTCTGGGTTTCTTTTATCTATTGGTAGTGCCGGTAGCTGTGCTATTATGTTTGTGCAAGTATTAAAGAATACAAGCCTTGGTTTTTCTGTGTATTCATCTACTTGTAACCGTCTGTGTATTTCGTTCTTACCTGCTACACGAGAACCCTTTGATCTATCTGAAGGACGCCATCGACATCCCTTCTGTACCATCTGCTCTGCCAGTGAAGGTCCAGTGTCACCGCGTTTGTGCCACAAAGAACTATCAAGTACACCGTATCTAATTGCACCGTCGCCTACTTCGGCTTCTAGTACCATGTCCGCTAAGTCAGTTGCAAGTACTTTAGTTACGTATAACTCTCTGTATACAATTAACTGCTCGCTTGGACTTACTGCAATCCATACTACACCTGACCAACTTCCGTATCCATAGTCACACGCTCTAAACTTAGTCCAGTTAGAAGGTATTAAGAATGGTTCAATTACATGTACGCCTCTATCAAACTCAGTAAAGGCTGCACCTTCTTGTACATCCCAATCACCTTCAAGTAATCTCTTGCGCTGTTGCTCAGGTAGTGATAGAAGCATTGCTTCATAGTCACCTTGTTCAGCTAGGTAGGGATTATCAGATAGACGAGCAGGTATAAACTTACGTTTGAATAATGGCTTACCTGCTTTGGCATGTCCCGCTGGGTATTTTAATTCTTCTTTAGTATCTATGTCTGTAGCTATGAAAGACTTACCTGCCGGTGCAGGGTCAATAAACATTTTCTTAACCCAGTGATGCCCTCTACCGCCGGGGTTTGTAGTAGCTCTCATACAAAGAGGAAGGTCAGGGTCTGCCGATCTTAATCGACTTCTCATATAGTTCCAAGCAAAAGGTGTAGCCCACTGTGTAAGCTCATCAAACCCAATCCAACTAAATGCTAAACCTTGGTATCTTGTAACGTCTTGGTCTTTGTCTAGGTAACTCAACCACAGTGTAGCACCAGATGGTGCAGTCCATGTCATCTTACGTTCTGACCATTTAATTCCCGGCCAAATCTTAGGGTACATTTCTTGTGACTTAGTTATAAGTTCTCTTAGTTCTTCCGTAGTATGTCGTAAGAGGACTCCTGCGAAGGCTGGGTTGCCCATGTACCTCAAAGGGTCAGCTAACATAGCGTAAGACTTACCACCCCCTGCTGAGCCTCCATAGAGCACCTCACGATCACTTGCTGCAAGGAAGTCTGTTTGTGGCCCGACGTTAGGTTTAAATATTATGTTATGGTCTTCTTCAACCATATCAGTAAACTCTTCCAGTATAACTTCTGGACTAGGCTGCTGTTTCTTTGCCTTGGATTTCTTTTGCACCGATCCTTGAGTTTTCGATTTCTTCCGCTTTGGCGATTGCCTTTTTTGCATAGTCTGCCCATCTGCGAAGGCTTCCAGCTTTGTTTTTTCTTTGTCGCTCATTATCCAACCGTTTCTTTAATCCTACGTGAGATATAGTTCTACCTGTATTTCTTGAAAGCCAGTTAGCTACTTCTCGATACGAATACTGTTTTATGTATTTCTTCGCTTGCTCAAGCATATCAAGTTGATTACTAATTGGCAAGAGGATTCCGTTATCTTCTGGATTTATTTCGTACCCAAATGGAATAGTTCTTGCTACACGTGGTATTGATACCCATAGATTATCTTCTTTAATGTCTGTTGGTTGTGGTAACTTCCATGTACCTAGTGTCTTAGTCATTCTATTCCTATACTATGTTCCATCTCTATCCGTGATGTTACCATCCTTATCTCGCTCAAGACCGGGAATCCGTTCACGTCTAATAGGAAGCCCCGGCTTTATGGGTTTAATTTTAATAGTTTTTATTTTATTAAGATTACGATAGTCTGTGTGCCCAAATCTTTTTGTCATTACTCTTCCTCTTCCTGTACTTCTTTAGCTGGCATAAGCATTACGCCACCCTTAGCTTCAACTTGAACTTTCTCAGTTTTAACTAAACCAGTACGATCTAGTAGTTCTTTAGCTGCCGCCATCTTATCACGAATGCCTAACTCAGTAGGATCGTACAATGCACCTACCATAGCCATTGCAGCTTTAGGTACATTACGTGCTAAGTAGCTATGAGTTACATCTAGTATCTCATCTTTAAGGCTGTTAGTAATTTCAGTGTTTGTAGTATTAGCAGAGTAACCTGCCATACTCTTAGCGGTAGCTATGTCTCCACCTGCCTCATCCATAAGGACAGCTAAGAATTTCTTCTGACGGTCTGTTAACTCACGTGCCATATTATTCCTCTATCATATGCAAAGCTTGCTCAAGTGTCTCTTTGTTACGTCGAGTCCAGCCACGCCCAAAAGTTTTATACGTATTAAGTCCTTCATAAAAACCTTGACGTACTGAATACACATAATCAATAATGTACTTAGCATCCTTTTCAGCTATAAGCTGTAGCGTATTAGGACCAATAGCCCCGTCTGCTGTAGCCCCAACTGCGCGTTGCACAGCTTTTGCAGGTCTACCCGATCCAGAATTAACGGCCCAGTCCAGACAGGCCCAGTCCAAACCAGAAGGAAGTGAATCTCCTTTAACTCGATCCCAGTAGTTCTTCTTGTATATCGGAGCTACATCTTCGGGTGTTAAGTCACGCATCTCTTGTTCAGTAGACTCACGACCTATCCACTCGTCGTAGACACGTTTAGTTACACCAAGATTAGTCATGCCACCGGGGTCACTGGGGTGATTAACGTAACCACCTTCGTGAGCCAGCAACATCTTTAGACATTTATTAAAGTTTTCTTTCATAATAAACCCTACTAGTATTTCTTTTTCTTAGCCATGCCGCCATAGTTCATCATAGTTTTAGGTTTCTTTTTAACCACAGGCATTCCGCCTTTAGAGGCTGTCATTGTTGCAGCTTTTTTCTTACCCTTATTAGCTGGTGTTTTAGGATTTCTTGTTTTCATTACAAGTAAGTCTTTGAGTGGTACACCTAACTTATCAGCTTCTTTTTTCATGGACTTTAACCATGCTGGTTCATTATCTTTTGTCATGTTACTATTTCTTTCCAAAATATTTACTTACGCCACGCATACCAATGCTGGCACTTACAATCCCACCTAGTGAGTATTGATACCAATCAGGCATAACTTCTAAAGCTATGAAACCCGCCTGAACAATTTGATTACCCCATTCTCCGCAGAACGCAAGTATTAAGGGAATACTAAATAGTAAAGTAATCCATTCGTCTTTCCAGCTATTTTGTGTAGCCTTCATAGCTTCAATGTCCCAATCAATCTCGCCTGTAGCGATCTTCATCTTTGTTTCAGCTTCAGCTTTCTTTACAACTGTCTTACCGTCAATGAATGCAGTAGCTAGTCCAGCTACACTATTAATAATACCTAACATTAAAATTCATCCTTTTTCTTTGTATTAGTGAAGCCAAAGAATGCACCTACGATTGCACTTACGGCAATGAAGTACACACCAGCTATGGAAGTTAATCCTGCTGTAGCTTCAGTCAACCCAGCTATAGCTGTAATAATAATAGTTAAAGGATAGATAAGCATACCTATAAGTGCAAACCAAACCATCTTACGTTGTTGATCTCGCTTTGAGTCTTCATCGTCAATCTGTCTACGTTTGTCATCAAGCAACAATGCGTCCCACTCACTCTTCTCGATTGAGCCGCTTTTATCTTTATCTATATCTTCAAACTTTGTCATATTAAGTTTTCCTAAAACGTTTTACTTTATCTGCAATCTTCTTAGGTTGAGCTACATATTGATTGCCGGCTTTAGTTCCGGCTCTCTTAGCTTTTGAAGTAGCATTGTACTCGGCACTCGACAACGACTTAATAGCATTACTAGGAAGGTATCGTTCTCCTGTAGCATTTGGTCCTTGCGTAGATGGTTTACCACTTTTAGTTTTCCAGTCTTGCTTGGTCCATTGACTAAGGCTTCTTTGACTTTTTGTTTTTGCCATCTACTTTAGCCTTTGCTGTTTTGTTTAAATCTTTATAATGAAATAACTTTACACTTGTTTTAGTGTGAGTCTTACCTGTATGTAAAGAGCCGTCACCCATCTTATGAGTTACGCCTTTAAATTCAGTGCCATCTTTTTTATAATGTGATACACCCTTCATGTCTTATATCCTCCTCCATTTGCTTTATATCTTTTTGCCAATAGTTGCGCTTTACGTGCAGACCATTTATTGGCCGGCCCCCCAGAGCTACCCCGTTTAATGCGATTAAACAAATCCCTCCGCATAGTAGGCTTAGTATAATTTCCTGCCTCATTTACTTTTGACTTTGTTTTGGATGTCATGTCGGTTCATTCCTATGTCACGTAGTTCTCTGTCGGACATATGATTTAGTATCCATATGTTAGCACTTGCTTGACGACTTGCTACAATTTTATTTATTATTCTCTTAAACATATTATTCTATCTCCTGTAGGTGTAAGGCCATACCTTACAAAGATAGTTATAACATACTTAGTTATACCATACTACAGACAAGAATGCAATACCGTTATGCACTATTGAGATAGGTTGCAATTACTTCTTACCACGCCCTTGTGTACCTGACACAGATGCACCACAGTTAGCGTAACCACCTTTGTTGTAGCTCTTACCATATGGCATCTTTGCTTTCATGGGTGATCCACCTTTACTAAAGTCCATTGCGGGAGGAAGTGTCACTGGCTTAGCTCTTTTGTTTGATCTACCCTGCTCCATAGCACGTCCAACTTTGGACAACTCTGCAGCGTCAATGCGGTCAATGATAGTTTCGTATGTAGATTTATCTATATCGCCAGCGTCATAAGCCTTCTTAGCTTCCCTACCCAAAGCGACACGCTTGGAAGTTGGTAGAGATCGGTACACAGCCAGAGACAAAGGTTTAAGGCCGGGTTTAGTAAGCATGGCTGAAGTGTTACCTACTGCTGCCTTACCACGCTCTATATCATCTTGTGGTTTTTTATCATCAAGTTTTTTAGTAACCTTATCATCCAGTACAACTTTACGTGGTTCTGTATTAATAGTACCGCCCATGGATTGTTCTTTTTGTTTAACCCTAGCTAACTTCCTAGCCTCCGCTTGTGCTTTCTCTAAAAGTTTTCTTTCCTTTGCGGCTAGTAGGGCATCTATCTTTTTTTTCCTTCTTGAAGATGTCGGAACTTCACCGCCTAAAAATTTACGTAACTCTTTTGCTTTACCCATAATAATTCTCCTAAATTACCATTTAACTTTATCTGCCCAGTAAGCTGCACTCAATTTACCACGAGCTATATTCTTACCGTGTCGTGCTTTAAAAGATGCACGTTTCTTTTTCATCTTATCTGATTCACCCTGCTTAGGTTTACCTGCAGTACTTGCACCTTGCTCACCAAAGCGTATCATCTTAATCGTAGTACCTTCTTTAGCTAATACTACGTGTGACTTCTTTGGGTGCTTAGGTGTACGCTTAGGTTTATTGTACCCACTAAATGTTTCTCCACGATACTCAACAGTCATTTGTTAATCCGTCCATCCTTCTTTACGCATAGCCCACTCTACATGCTCTAACGTAAACTTCTCACCGTAGTGACCTTCCACTGCAGTCCTTACATAGTATACATCGCTATGGGGAATATGTAAGTTCTTTAAGTTACCATTTAATACATGGTTATAAAACTCTTTAAGAACATTGTCTGTATATAGTTTTACTGATTTCTTTGTCATTGTCAATACTTAATCTGTATGTATGTACAAGTTTCCTCGCCTATCGGCAATCATCACTTATACTTAATCTAATTGCTTATCACTGTACGTATGTACTAATATGTATATATAGTTATATATTATTATAAGCTAGTATATATACATGTTTATGTATCACTGTACGTGTATCACTTAAGTGACCCTACCCGAATATACTATATACATAGTTTTACACAACTTACCCCCCATGTCAATCCCTAATCGACATTGTTACACCTTTTGTGATGTATTGTAACATACTGTCACCAATTGTGATATACCTCGAAGTGTGTACACCAGTGTATATGTAATGTGGTTAACACTCTCATTTTACTGATCTGTGTGTTTCTACATGTATAGTATCTACGCCACCCCCACTGGCCCCCGCCCACCTCTACATATACATACAATTACGGGCATTATGCAAGGTCATGGCGCGAGGTGAAAAAACAATTAATGCAACACCTCACCTTTTACATCAAAGATGTATACAAATCAATCACTTACAGTGATAAGACAACTGTTATGCAATCAGTTGCCACTCTTTAGAGTGATAAAACGGGTCAGTTATAGTCACCGAAGGTGAAAAGAAGATGTCGAGCATAGAATAGTACACCCCCCTATTTCATTACATGAAATCAAACTACGTCATCATCATCACATTACGTCATCATGTTACATCATCATCATCATCACATTACGTCATCATCATCATGTTACATCATCATCATCATCACATTACGTCACACTGCTAAAGAATAGAGCAACTGATTCGTTTTTTTGTTTTGAATAATCCAAATAAGTCCAACATTGGACTACCTACTACTACGTAGTAAAATAGTGCTTGACCCCATCAAATTTTTCTGATCTAAGTTATGGCATCGAAACGGCAATCATGCTTCTCGAAATTCATTTTAGGAAAACTCTTATGACAAATTCAGCAAACACAGATACAAACACAGCGGTTCTTAACACTCTTGAATTGATCGGAGCTGACATAGCACGACAATGGAAGTCTATAACCAAAGGTCAAGTATCTCGTTTCAATCAGTACACTAAGGCTGATGGCTTTGATATGAAACTTGGTAACCTTATGGTTACTCTTTCAGAGGAAGGTTCAGGACGTATCAAGTCAAGTAGACTTGTAGAATGTGGCATCAACATAGTTGATAAGAGACGACGAGCTGAGGCTATGTGGTTCGTTAATAACGAAGTTGATTGCAGGGAATTCATTGCTAAAAGCAAAAGAGGTTACACATCACTTACATCATTGCAACTTGCAATGTCAAAGGTTGACAATGATTCTGCACCAAACCCAGACAAGCCAGAGGCTTCAGGAAAGCTTGAGCCAGCTCACAACTTTATTGATGCAACACCAGAAACTAGCGAAGCTAAAGTTTACACAAAAGAGACAATCTTTAGAGACTTGATTGCAATCTGTAAAGAAAGTGATGTAGACATTATGGATATAGCAGAAATGCTTCTAAGAGAAGCTGATGCGATTGAGGTAGATACTCCTGATGCTATAGCGGCATAACATAAGTAACCTTATAGGTTACATTAGGCTTACTCCCTAGCTTAGTGTAACTTTATAAGTTAACTTAGTCCAACGTTGGACTTACTTCCTGAAAGGAAAAATAAAATGCATAAGGTTTTAAATAAATTTATGATTGATCCAACAGAAAAAAATGCTGTAAGATTAATATCTTATATTAATAAGCATCCATTCTCAATGTTAACGGCTTCTACTTATGTCAATGAGATTATCGGACAAGCCAGAGAAATTGCAGGTTGGAGAATCTACAAAGCTTAAATGAAATAAATGATTTAACAACTAGTCCAACGTTGGACTTACTTCCTGAAAGGAAAAACAATGCTAATCGAACGTACTTCAAGACTATCAGGTGATGTACATGTCATGGATATTGATGTGTTACCTATACAAATAACGTTGTGGGAACAGGGTGAACTTGTTCAAAATGCTATGCCTGAGCTATCTGCAGATGAACGTGAGTTTATCATGACTGGTATAACTCCCACAGAGTGGGATGAATTTTTTAACTAGTCCAACGTTGGACTTACTTCCTGAAAGGAAATTATTATGTCACGAATTAAATCTGAAACGAAACGTGCGGAGCTATGGAAAGTAATAGCTTTGGTTCAACAAGCTATCTTTGGTTTACTCATTGGTATTGCCATTGGCTATGGCTTGTTCATATGAAGTATACAACACACACTACCAAGGCACATGTAATGCCTAAGCCTAGCCGTGTGGATCGTATTCAAAGATTACAGGCACGTCTTAAGTTACAGCGTGAATGTCTGTCACCTGTTGTTGATGTGTCATATGACAAGCGAAATAACGTAGTTGAATTTACTTCCGATACAGGTTGGAAAACCTACAAAACTTAACACTAACAATAGGAAAATAAACAAATGTATACATACAGTTTAAAGATAACTCGAAACGAAACATGGCGACCCCAAATAACAGTGCCAGAGCAAGACCGCAAAGCCTTTGCTAATATGTCAGATGATCGGGCAAATGAGTACTTAACATGGCTTGCTTACGAAAATTCTGATTATGTTTTTGATGACTACTACCATTCATTCACGTATGAGAGTGATACAGATATTGAGGACTTTCAAATAGTAACCCAAACAGGAGAAAAACAATCATGATAGCTATATGTTATGACGAATGTGGGACTGAGGTATCAATAGAGGTTAAAAACCTAGATGAGATACCGCCTGAATATAAATTTAGATACTCTCAAATGCATACTGAGCGAGAGTTGGCAGAGTGGCGACTATCTATGCAAGACGATCACGATGACTATGACTATGATTATTAACCCTACTACTACGTAGTAAAATAGTGCTTGACAGCAGGTTAGTTATCTGATCTGTTGTAAGCATCGAAAGTGTTCATCGTTAAGTCCAACGTTGGACTAGTGGAAAAGGAAATACACAATGTCTACATATAAAGAAAACTACCTTGTATATCAATGTATGTTGAGTGCAGGACAACATAAGTATGTAAATGATAATCCTGATAGTAGTATGGCTAATGCCTACTTTGGAATTACGTCATTGTTTGGTGGTGACGCTGAGCATTTAATGATTAATGCTTTGGAATATGGTATATATAAACCTACTATGTTGATGTCTATCTATGAAGCACATAGTCGTGGCACATATGAAAAACTATGGGCAGAAGGTAACGACGAAGGTAATTTTACAGTAGAACGTAAAGACTTGCGAATGCATCCTAGCTTGTCCGTTGGAGATGTAATAGTACGTCTCACAACTGGCGATGTCCATATCGTATTACCCGTTGGCTTTATGCAAGTTAACGTGGAACTATCACTACAATCAATCTAATATCTTGAAAGGATATAATACTATGACTAATATTTTCAAAAAGCCTCTCGTAAAAACTACTAACCCTGAGTTGTATGCAAAGCATACTTACCATATGTCAAAGGCTTATAAGCTGACATATAACTACTCTGTAGTAGACGATTATATTTTACAGAATTGGAACGATACCACTGTGAAACAGATGGCTGTTGATCTTAATGAGTATCCACGGCGTGTCTCTTATAGAGTAGCTGTTCTTAGGTCGGTTGGTTTAATTCGGAGTAAGCACAACTTAGAGCGTCGTAATCTAATGAAACAGTACAGAGTACTAATGACTTGGGTTGATGCCATTAAAAATGAATTGAAAGACGTGGTGTAAATGAAAAAGAAACCTGTGGTCATAAACCCTGTGGCAAAAGCTATGTTACAAAACAGGCAATCCCCACAGGTTGTCCCACCTAAGAAGGGTGGCAAAGCTAAACGTAATCGTAAGGAGAATAATATCAATGCAATACGAGATGCGAAACTTTATTAAGTTTTCGAAGAAAGTTAAGTCCAACGTTGGACTAACGAAAAAGTATTCCGATGAATGGAAACGCAAACGTAAGATACAACGTCAAGCTAAACTAAAATTACAATTAGGAACAATCAATTATAAAAGTAAGGTAGGATAACATGTATGTAAGAGACGTAGCAGAAATTAAAGCATTCGTTAAGTGGCGTGGCACTGATGCCTTTGTAAACACTGGCTTGTTTGTATTACTAACAATACAAGCTGGCTTGTCTACTGTTAAGGGTAGCATGATTAAGGTAGAATCTGATGGTGTTGATGCCAACTGTTTGTGGGGTAAGAAGGGTGATGGTTACACATATCTACAAGATAATGCTGATTACTTGTATGGCAAGATGTATGACATAGCTGACAAGAAAGGTTATGAGAGTGTGGAAGCCTGCTCCGATGTAGTGCAACTGTTTATGCAAGTACCAAACTTGGGTATGGTCAAGGCATCTTTCCTTGCACAATGCTTAGGCTTTAACGTAGCTTGTATTGATAGTCACAATATCACACGATTGGGTTTAAATCCTAACGTAGTTAAGACACCACCTGCAACGATGAAACCTGCAACTGTTCGTAAGAAGGTTGAGGCATACGTTACATTGACACAAGAGGAGGGTACAAGATACTGGTGGGACACATGGTGTGACTACGTAGCTGGAAACCGCGCCAATCGTGCCTTAGATACTGGTGATGTTGTATCTAGGTTTCACGTTGAGTGTATAACACATGGATTTGAAGCATGAAAATATTAAGTGAACACGAGTTGTGCGATTTTATTAATGACACCTTGGGTGCATGGGTAGATGAGGAAATGAATGAGAACCCTATTGATGAGGGTAACATATCAAGGGCACAACGTTCCGCTGAGACGTGGGACAGTTTCATTGCTGACTTAGTGCTATGGATGCACGTTAAGTATGAGAGCAACCCCGATGGGATGTTTTCAAAGGCTGTTGATAAGTCCAACGTTGGACTAACAATAGAAGATTTTATATTAGGAGAAGATTAGCATGGAACGAATGGTATTAAGTGGTATTATGCACGACATAATAGACATACGAAAGACAATTGAAAGACTTGCACCACACACACTAACCGAGACATTGGTGTATAACTTCTCTCTCCCTAATGCCTCTAACTTGGGAGCGTTACAAGAATATACACTGTCTGATCAGTTTGATTCTTTGATACATACATTCGAAGACCATCTCTCCAATATAACTAAATTGTAATGGCAGTCATGGCATACGAGGTAACAGTAGATATAGATGGTAATTTTTCCATCATAACATTAGATGATACCTACCCAGCAGTAAGTGACTGGTCAAGTGCTTCAGAGTTTGCTATTCATATGGCTATGCACATGCACCCTGATTCAGAGATAGAATTTATTGACTGTACAGAGTACGAACACGAAGTGTATTCATCATGGGGGAAACATATATATGAAACACCAACCTTACTACAGTGACGATGACCCATGTGATGACTGGTCACGTACACCTTTACCGAAACCAATAAAACAACAGGAGAATAACAATGACTAAAGCAATACATATACAAAGTATATTTCAAATGATACTAAAGTTATTAGAACAAAAAGATATGGAAATAGATGAGGCTTTTACTGAGGGTGTAGAATTTGATGCACAAAACCATGAAGATAAACGCTTTGCGTTAGCCGAAAGGGATAGGGTGCTTATTGATAAAGGCTACACGAAAGGTTTGCGTGAAGGTATTGGGTTTGGATATGATAAAGGCTACGATATAGGGAAAATTGCGCATCAAACCAACCGCACCGCCTCTTACGATGCAGGCTGGGAAGAAGGCTGTGAAGAAGGCTATGAAGAAGGCTACGATGCAGGCTGGTGTGAAGGCTATGATAGAGGCCACGCTAATGGTGAAGAAGAGCGATTGGAATTAGCAGATGCTTTAAGTAAAGCAGAGGAAAATGACTATGAAGCAGGCTGGGAAGAAGGCTGTGAAGAAGGCCACGATGCAGGCTGTAAAGAAGGCTATGAAGAAGGTCACGATGCAGGCTGGGATGAAGGCTATGATAAAGGCCACGATAATGGGGAAGATAGAGGCTTTAATAATGCCTGTCTTGCTATATCTACCTTTGCCTTAAATAAAGCAGAGGAAAATGACGATGAAGAATGAACGTAACTTTAGTGGATTTGCTTTGAGTATGTGTATCATAGTATTTATAATGATAGTTGCACCAGTAGTTACGATGCAAGTCGTTGGGTGGTACAATTGATTACGGCTTCACTCATGTGCTTGGCTCTCAACATATACCATGAGTCACGAGGTGACACTATGTCAGGTCAGTATGCAGTAGCCCATGTTGTAATCAACAGGGTGCAAAGCGACAAGTACCCAAGTAGTGTATGTAGTGTAGTTAAGCAGGGATACAGTAATGGTAGGCATAAGTGTCAATTCAGTTGGTTCTGTGATGGTAAGTCAGACACGCCTCGTGAGAAAATAGCGTGGGCTTGGTCACTACTTGTAGCTGATGATGTACTACGTGGTAACTCGTATGATGAAACAGACAACGCTACACACTACCACGCACTGTATGTTAAACCTTATTGGGCTGATTCACTGAAGGTGACTGGAGTAATTGGGTCACACATATTCTATAAATAGCTTATCGTTACTAGTATAGGGGTTGACGGGACTATACAACTATGGCACAGTTGCCACATAACTTAAACATGGAGAATAAAAATGACATATATACCAGATCACTTAGACTTTCAGGTAGCTTTTGAACCTACTAAAATGCACGATAAGAAATACGTATTAAATAATGAAACAGGTGAATACCTTGGCATTGTAGGTAAATCGTTTCAGTGTGCATCACATGGTGATTTCTTTCGTGGTGTCATGGACACTGCAACACAAGAGCTAGGTGCTGAGTCACTTGAAGATGCTGAGCATACCTTTAAGACTGCACGTAATGGTGCATGGGCTATGCTTGACGTGACCCTACCTAACATTAAGACTACCATCACAACTGACAAGGCGCAGACTGAGATTGGTAACAGGATCATAAGTTTGCATGGCATAGATGGGTCATGTAGTAATCAAGTATTCTTTGGTGCAATAGATTTCTTCTGTACTAACGGCATGATTACAGGGGATCACGACAAGGTGCGTAAGAAGAATACCTCTAACTTTACGATGGATAGTTTTATCTATGAATTAAATCGTGCAAGGACTGATTTCTTCCAGCAGGCCGCCAAGATGCAAGTATGGGCAGAGACTAGCCTAAAGTTTATAAATGTTAAAGACTTGCTTGACAGTATCATTAGCTCTAAGACAAAAGCTGAGAAGATGTTTGGCTTGTACAATACCGAGGCTAGTGTGCGTGGTCACAATAAATTCTCATTGTATTCTGCCTTCACTAACTACGCTAGTTATGCCGACGAACGTAATGGCTTTAGCTTACGTAACACTGGACATGATACACAAGCGATAAGCATGTGGTCACGTGAACAAGAGGTATCTAAGTGGGTCAGTAATGATCGCTTTCGTTTGTTGGAGGCAGCATGACTATTTACACGTTAAAAAACAGTACTGATGGGGAGGTGTGGGAAGCCACACTGCCCCAGATACTACACGAAATAAATGATGATCGTATTGGTGAATGGGAAGAATATGACGAAACAGATTGGCAAGAGGGTCTGCTACACTTCACCACATGGGAGATTGTATGAGCACCTTACCACGATATGTACAGCAACGTGTGTCACCTTCGGGTGACATCACCTATAGATTTAACCCGCCGCAATCTTTTATTGATGAAGACGTAGTAAAACGTGAAGAGTTAGGCTCTGACCTCAAGTTGGTGCGAAAGAATGTCAAGGTATACAACGACGCAATTGACGCATACCGCAAGGCATGTGCGTTAGTTATACAAATAAAGCCCAACAGTAAGGTGACAGATTTGATTAACTATTACTATTCCTCTAATGATTTCAACATGTTACGGACTAGTACTAAGGTGGATTACAGATACTTCTTAACGATCTTACACCAGACAATGGGTACTCGTAAATATGAGTTGGTTACATCTAAGATAGCTAAGCAGGCATATGAGGACTGGGTTAAGCGTGGCATAAGTTTTGCTAACCACGCCGCTACCTGTGCCAGTAGGGTATACAACTACGCTATACAAATGGAACACACATCACAGAACCCTTGGGCTAACATCAAACGTAAGACATCACCGCAACGTAAGGTAGTGTGGCAACATGATGATGTTGTCAGGTTTCTTGATAAAGCTTACAGCGATTACGAATACAGAAACGTAGGCTTGATAGTACAGATGGCATACGAGTGGTGTCAACGATTAGGTGACATGCGTACATTACAATGGGAGAACATAGACCTACGTAATCGTAAGCTGACATTGGAGCAGAGTAAACGTAGGGCTGATGTTACGCTACCTATATCAGAGGAGCTATGTATAATGTTAGATGCACAACGTAATGACTTCGGCTTTCAAGAGTATGTAGCACCCCACCCAAGGCCAATGAATGGTACGTACCAACCCTATGCAATGGAACGTCTATCTAAGGTAGGCCGTAGGGTAATGAGGTTGGCTAAGTTGCCAGAGGAATTACGTATGATGGACTTACGACGAACAGGTGTGACACAGATGATAGAAGCTGACGTATCTATAGGTCAGATCATGTCAGTTACTGGTCATGGTCATGTGTCTTCTGTGAAACCCTATATAAAAAATACGTATGCCTCTGCAAATAATGCCTTGACACAGAGAAACGTTAGTGTACAATCGAGTACTGACGAGTAACATAGAAAGTGATATAACTTATGAACATAAATAATATAGTACGTGATTTAGAATTAGTTAATAGTGAGACAAGACGTATGACGTGTCCTCTATGCGGAACTAAGAACACATTTACTGTTACAAATAACATGGGTTCTATCGTATGGAATTGTTACAAGGCAAGTTGTTCTGTATCAGGTGGTACTAACGTATCCCTTAGTGCAGATGATATACGTAAGTCGTTTGGTTTTGTTGCCGAAGAGACACACATACCAAAATTCGTCAAGCCTGAGTGGTTTGTACGAGACTACAAAAAGATAGCCGGCTTCTGTGACCAGTGGCAGTTAGACCCACAAGCACTGGGTCTTCTGTATGATGTAAGAGAACATCGTGTGGTCTTCCCTGTTGTACACAATGGTGCAATGGTGGATGCCACAGGCAGATCACTCGGTAAACGAATACCTAAGTGGAAGCGATATGGAAAAAGTCACTTGCCATATGTATCAGGACGTGGTAAAACTGCTGTAGTTGTTGAGGATTGCATCAGTGCCGCAGTAGTTGGTGATACTGGTGTAGCTGTGGGGGTCGCAGTGTTGGGTACATCATTATCCATTAGTCACAAGGAATACTTATCGCAATTCTCGACAGCTATAGTAGCCCTTGACCCCGACGCACTACCCAAGACATTACAATTTGCTAAAGAACTACGTGGCTACGTAGATACTGTAAAGGTACTACGCCTCGACGACGACTTAAAATATAGACAGCCATCCGACATGGCTAACCTTTCAACACTAGGAGAATAACACATGGAACTATCCCTCATTCGTAGTCTGATGGACAAAGAATTTTATGACGATCACAAGGGTTCACGTTGCCCTGATCGTTTGTTTAGTAAGGACGTGCGTAAGATCAAGCAATCTATTGACAACGCAATGGTTGCATATGAACGTAGTGTAACACCTGCTGAGATAGAGGCGTTGTTCATGGCTAACAACCCTACACTAACTACTGCACAGAAACAGGCGTACAGTGTGCTGTTCATGCAGGTAAACAAAGAGACACCTATGGGTAGTGACATAGCACAAGAGGTGTTATCTAAACTATTCCAACAGGTGATAGGCGAAGACATTGCTAACCTTGGGTTCGACTATGTAAATGGTAGCAAGACTAGCCTTGATCCATTGCGACAGATGCTTGAGCAGTATCAAGATGACTTCACCCCTAACCTCAAGGTTACATGGGAAGACATTGACTTCGATACTATCATGTCACTCAATGATCTTGAGACACGTTGGACATTCAACATACCCAGCTTGACACGTAAGGTAGAAGGTATAAATGCAGGTCACTTGATTGAGGTAGGGGCACGTCCTAACACTGGTAAGACGTCGTTTCATGCCTCACTTGTAGCTGGGCCGAATGGCTTTTGTGCCCAAGGCGCAAGGGTAGTTGTACTGTGTAACGAAGAAGGGTATGGACGTGTCGTAATGCGTTACATAAATGCCGTTAGTGGTTACGACAAGCATGAGCTACAGAAACCAGAGATCAAAAAGAAGGCAATGGAATCCTTCCTAAAGATCAAGCCTAACCTTATGTTCAAAGACGCAACAGGCCGTGATATGAATTGGGTTGAGTCTGTATGTAAATCATATAAGCCTGACATTATTATACTTGACATGGGTGATAAGTTTGCACGTACTGCTGGCTTCTCTCGCCCTGATGAAGCACTCAAAGCTAACGCCATACAAGCACGACAGATAGCCAAGCAACAAGAGTGTGCTGTGTTCTACATGTCGCAACTGTCTGCCGATGCCGAGGGTAAGGTTGTACTCAACCAAGCTATGATGGAAGGTAGTCGTACAGGTAAGGCGGCAGAAGCTGACCTGATGATTATGATTAGTAAGAACCCTACAGTTGAAGGACAAGAGGAAGAAGACAACCAACGTCACATCAACGTAGTCAAGAACAAACTGTCAGGTTGGCACGGCATTGTACACACAGACCTAGAGTACAAGATTGCGAGGTACGTATCTTGAACGAAGCAGCGTTTAAAAAACTACACAAGAACATATGCCTCAATGCCTCAAGGCCATCACCTACTAGGAAATCTGGTACACCTGACTACAAGGTTAAAGAGGTTAACGTTACTGTAAAAGAATTGATGGATATGTTTTATAATAAACAAGAGAGGAAATGTTATTGGCTTGGTGTTGAATTAAATCCTGAATGGATATTCACACCCAAGCACCCTATGGCAATATCTGTGGATCGTTTTGAATATAACTATGACAGGGACACAGTTGTTATCTGTTCTAGGTTTGCAAACTTAGGACGTAACACCTGCCCTGATGAATTGTTTTCTAACACTATGCACTTTTTAAAAAACAAATGGGGTTGGGAAGAATATTTAAACAAACCACCTATACAGAAGGAGTTATTTTCGTATGATTGAAGCAACATATATAGACCACATGGGATCAGATTTGTCGGTAGTGAATGCCGCAAGGGTATCCTTTGGTAAGAACAGGCATCATGTAGGTGCTAAGGATGAGAAACTAATAGCCTATCTAGCTAAGCATGAACACATGTCTCCCTTTGGTCATGCCTTTGCGTCCTTCCACATACAAGCACCAATCTTTGTGGCACGACAGCTTGTCAAACATTCCTACCTTCGGTGGAATGAAGTATCAAGACGTTATGTTAGTGACCAGCCAAAGTTATACGAACCTACTACATGGCGAGGTAAGTCTGACGACAAGAAGCAAGGTAGTAGTGATGCAGTAACAATAGATGACATACACATCAGTACTACACAGACGTATGACCTTTCGTTATATAAGCACCTGTTAGCTACTGGAGTTTGCGAAGAGCAAGCACGTATGGTATTACCACAGAATACAATGACCGAGTGGTACTGGAGTGGTAGCTTGGATGCCTTTAGTCGTATGTGTAACTTACGATGCAAGCCTGACACTCAGTTGGAGACACGTCACGTAGCTAATCAGATTAGTAATAAGATGCTGACGTTGTTTCCTGTATCTTGGGACGCCTTAACTTACACAGTTAGAAGTAAGATGCCTAAGCTAGATACTACAGGTAAATTTAACTATGAAGGAGAGTGAATGATGAATTGCTGGCACTGTAATGCTGAACTAATATGGGGTGGCGATGAAGATTTATTAGATGAAGAAGAGTGGGCAATGGTTACTAACTTTAGTTGTCCAACCTGCACATCAATGACTTTGGTTTACCTACCCAACGATCACGAAGATAATTTTATTATGGAGAATGTGAATGGCTAAATGGGAATACGTTGGAGCAATAGGAGAAACGTTACACACTGAGATGGTACGTAACGATTTAACAGTTGAAGAGGTAGTGCAAGCTATGCATAACTTCGCTAATGATAAAGAGTTTAATAAAGATGTTGACATATTATTTAACAATGGTATATTGATAGAAGATGAATGGGACATATGGTCCGATGGAGATATGAGGTAACGTATATATGAAACACCTAACACTGGACGTAGAGAATACAACAGTCAAACGTAATGGTAAGTTACACCTTGATCCATTTGAGCCAGAGAATACATTGGTACAAGTAGGTATGCTAGATGATCTTGGAAACGAAAACATTATAACTTTCGATCACTCAGAGCAACAACCTACTACGGCGGGGCGGCAGATAGTGCAAGATGCATTAGACGCTACCCCGCTACTTATTGCCCACAACGCACCTCACGATCTACTGTGGTTGTGGGAGTCAGGCTTTGTATATGATGGCGCTGTGTATGATACACTGTTAGGTGAGTACGTACTACAACGTGGTCAGAAGCAACCCCTATCACTTGATGCCTGTGCAGAACGATATGACTTAGACACAAAGAAACAAGATACATTAAAGGAGTACTTTAAGAATGGATATTCCACACGTGATATTCCTCATGCTGAACTATCGGAGTATCTATCACACGATCTTCACGCAACTCAAGAATTATACTACTGTTTGCAGACACAGTACGAGGAATGCAAATCACTAATACCTACAATAGACTTGACTAATCAATTAGCTGTACACCTAGCACGTATATATCAACGTGGCTTTGCAGTTGATATGGATGCACTCAATGCAGTTCGTGTTGAGTTCGAACAAGAGCGTAACCTACTGATGATGGCGCTTGAAGAACATGCCAGTGACCTAATGGGTGACAGGCCAATAAACCTCAACAGCCCAGAGCAATTGTCTTGGGTTATATATAGTCGTAAGCCGAAGGACAAGAAGATGTGGGCAGACCTGTTCGATGAACGAATGCCTGACGCTGAGTATCGACGTAACGTAAATGCATACAGTGACAAATTGTACAAGCAGAAGGCACATCAGTGTCGGGAATGCAAGGGCAGTGGTCAGGTATGGAAAGAAAAGAAAGATGGTACACCTTATGCTAGATCAAATAAATGCAATACTTGCTCCGCTAGTGGATATACTTTTACTGATAACATTAGCGCAGTGGCTGGCCTAAAGTTCTCACCCCCTAATTCCAAGTGGATTAGTGCCAACGGTTTTGGTACTGGCAAAGACAATCTTATATTCCTTGAGGGCATTGCACGTTCCAAGGGTATGAAGGATGCAGAGCTGTTCTTACAGAATGTACGTAGGTTGTCAGCCGTTGAGACATACCTCAGTAGTTTTGTTGAGGGCATAGCTACTCACGTCAAGCCCGATGGGTTGCTACATGTACGACTACTACAACACCGCACTGGTACTGGACGGTTATCTGGTGCTGATCCTAACATGCAGAACATGCCACGTGGTGGTACGTTCCCAGTTAAGAAGGTGTTTGTGTCACGATGGAAGGGCGGTAAAATTTGCGAGGCGGATTTTGCACAACTTGAATTTCGAGTTGCGGCGTTCCTGTCACAAGACATGACTGCAATCAACGAGGTCATTGATGACTTTGATGTACATGCTTATACTGCTAAAGTTATATCTGATGCAGGCCAACCTATATCCAGACAGGAAGCAAAGTCACACACTTTCGCACCCCTTTATGGCGCGTCGGGGTTCGGTAGATCACCAGCAGAAGCATCGTACTACAAGCAGTTCACGACTAAGTACAGTGGTGTAGCTAAGTGGCATGAGAGCCTAGCCAAAGAAGCCTTGAACACTGGCATGATAACTACACCATCAGGACGTGAGTTTGCATTCCCTGATGTGGTAAGACGACGATTTGGTGGGGTTACATTCTTCACACAGATAAAGAATTATCCTGTCCAATCGTTTGCAACCGCAGACATAGTACCTATATCACTAATCTATATTGATAAGTTACTGTCTGCTAACAAGCTACGTAGTTGCGTAGTAAATAGTGTACACGATTCAGTTGTAATCGACATACACCCTGATGAAGAGGAACAAGTACTAAAAGTAATACAAGCCACCAACGATAAGTTAGTACCAATCATCAATCGTAAGTGGGGTGTTGACTTCAATATACCCCTACTATTAGAGGCAAAGATTGGCCCAAACTGGCTTGACACAAAAGACGTAGTATGATATAACTAAATTTCAGTAAAATATATTAGGAGAATATAATATGAATGAAGTAACAACGATAGACACTAACAACTTTGCGGCAATGGCGACAGCTATGGGCATGGGTTCAGAAGGTAAGAAGTCAACCAGTAAATCGAGTACACTGGCACGACTTCGTATCCATCACACCCCCATCATGGGTGAGCAGGAGCTTGCAGGTAAGATGAAGAAGGTAGAGGTAATTGCTGGCGGTGCATATAAGCTAGAGATTCCCGATGGTGAAACAGTATACGCCGAAGGTGTAGTCATTCGCCCATTCTTACAGCGGTTTATGTATAAGAAGTTTATCAAGGGTAATGAGAACACAGCTAACCGCTTCCTTAAAACTGTCATGGCTAACAACCTAAACAGTGACATGAAGGATAATGAGGGTGGCTTTAACTGTGGTAAACCTGCAGGCTACATCAAAGATTGGGCGGCGTTGCCAGATACTATGAAAGACCTTATCAAGTCTATCAAACGTGTTCGTGCTTTGTTTGGTACAGTACAACTGGTAGGTGCAACCGACGAGAAAGGCAATGCAGTAGACGTAGAAGCTACACCATTCATCTGGGAGATTGATAACCGTGACGCCTTCAAGACAATGGGCGACATGTTTACCAAGCTAGAGAAGATGCGTAGGCTACCACCACAGCACAACATTACCTTGAGTACAAGAGAAGTACCCCTACCAAACGGCAGTAGCTTCTTTGTACCAGAGGCAGATTTGGACTTGAGTACTACATTAGAGATGGAGAATGAAGCACAAGAAGTCTTCGCAAGTTTCGTTGCATGGATTGCTAACTATAATACATACATCCTTGGGGCATGGGATGAAAACATGCACAAGAATGAAGAGGTAGATATGGATACAGTAGAGGAATTTGTAGATATATCTGCAGAGGACTTCGTGTAATGAACCACCCCGCTGAACTGGCTATCAATCAGTACTTAGAAAACGCTACAAAGGGCACGTCAAAAATGTCTGAGGCAACAATCAAACAGATTGGTGACGACGTAATGGATTCTATGAGACGCCAGTTTGGTGGGGGCAATAAGCGTGATGCATTTAGGATACGTATGTCTAACATAGGTAAGCCTACTTGCCAGCTTTGGTTTGCTAAGAATAAACCAGAGGAAGCATTGCCCTTACCAACAACATTCGTAATGAACATGCTATTAGGTGACATAGTTGAAGCGGCATTCAAAGGGATCATCAAAGAAGCTGGTGTTCCATATGAGGATGATAATAACTTTATCACACTTGACATAGGTGGTGAGACAATCAAAGGTTCGTATGATCTTATTATGGATGGTGCGCTTGATGATGTTAAGTCTGCGTCTGACTGGTCATACCGCAACAAGTTTGAGTCCTATGACACACTACAAAAGAGTGACCCCTTCGGTTACGTAGGTCAGTTAGCTGGTTATACTAAGGCTACTGGCAAGAAGGTAGGTGGCTGGTGGGTAGTCAACAAGGCTAATGGTAACATCAAGTATGTACCTGCCGATGGACTTGTACTAGATGAACAGATGGCTAAGCTTGAGAAGACAGTACACACAGTAAACGCAAACAAGTTTGAGCGTTGCTTCCAACCACAACCCGAAACGTTTAGGGGTGTACCTTCAGGTAATATGGTACTAAACGATAGTTGTAAGTTCTGTGATTTTAGGTACTCGTGTTACGACATAGACGAACAACCATCTAAGGTGTCGAAAGCTAAGACACTACCAATTGTGGCGTACATAAATGAGAGCTAAGCAATTCGCCGCCGCTATGAAGCATGGATATAGGAGTGGTCTTGAGGTTAAGAACAAAGATTTCTTAGTTGAAAATAAAATGCCGTTCAAGTACGAGGAAGTTAAGATTGAATGGGAAGACCTCATGTACCGAACCTATACTCCAGACTTCGTGTTGAAGAATGGTATTATAATTGAGACAAAGGGATTATTTAATTCTGACGATAGGCGAAAGCATTTAGCAGTTAAGGTACAGCACCCCAAGCTTGACATAAGATTTGTGTTTACAAGTAGTAAAAGAAAATTAAGCAAAGGAGCTAAAACTAGCTATGGACAATGGTGTGCTAAGCATGGTATACCTTATGCAGACAGGATCATACCTATAGAATGGTTACAAGAAACAGGCAAGGACATGCATCCACCATTGATACAGTGTCCATACAAGAGAGTGAAAAGGGGATAACATACATGAAAGACGATGAAGATAAAATATTTATAGACTTTAGCCCAAATGATTATATCATAAGGTTATCACCCTTCTTTGATGAACAAGGAGATTGGACAGGAGAGCTTATGGTAGGGTGTATAACTACAGAAGATAACGATGTGTCAGATGACGATCACTATCACCTGATGGGTATAACACAAATGGTCTGTGCCGCAGTACCAGCAATAGAAGAGAGTGAAGAAGTTCGCAATACCTTAATGAATATACGAGATAGGGAATTAGAAAATCAAACTGATGAAGTAGAAAAAGAAACAGTTAAGAATAGGATTGACAGTGTAGTAGGTAATGTGATAAAAGCAACGTTCCATTAGTATAGGAGATATGATATGAAGTTAGAACAAATAAATGCAGTCAAAGAAGATATGGTAAACTCACCAGCACATTACAACTTCGCAGGTGTTGAGTGTATAGATGCTATTCGTGCCGCAACAGGTGAAGATGGTTTCTCGTACTACTTACAGGGTAACATAATGAAATACTTGTGGCGTTTTAAATACAAGAATGGCTTAGAGGATTTGCAGAAAGCGCAGTGGTATCTAAAGGTACTGATTGAGGACCAAGATGATAGTTAAAGTATTCTTAACCATAGAGATAGACGAAGAAGATTATCCTATGCCAACTGACGGTATTGTGAATGATGAAATCAGGGAAGCATTACAAGAATTTATCTACGATGTAGATGGTATGACAATTAAATCAATTAAAACAGTAGTGGAGTAACAAAACATATGAACAATTATTTACCAACAGACTATCAATCATTTATACATACATCTCGGTATGCACGTTGGGTTGACAGTGAAGGACGAAGAGAGTCATGGTCTGAGACAGTCGGACGTTACATGGATAATGTAGTGCGACGAGTACTGGACATCGACACAATACACATAGCAAAAGAAATAGAAGAAGCTATACTTAACCTAGAAGTGATGCCTTCTATGCGAGCAATGATGTCGGCTGGCCCTGCTTTAGACAGAGACAATACAGCAGGTTTTAATTGTAGCTACCTACCAGTTGATGACCCTAAGTCATTCGACGAAGCTATGTACATCTTGTTGTGTGGTACTGGTGTAGGCTTTAGCGTTGAGCGTCAGTTCATTAACAAGCTACCCGAAATACCTGAGCTGTATAACAGTGACACAATGATTGTAGTTAAGGACAGTAAGGAAGGTTGGGCTAAGGCACTACGTCAAATGCTTGCGCTACTATGGGCAGGAGAGATACCTAAGTTTGATACTAGCCGTGTTCGTCCTGCAGGTGCAAGGCTAAAGACATTTGGTGGTAGGGCTAGTGGTCCAGCTCCATTGATAGAGTTGCTTAACTTTGCAATCTCTACATTCAAAGGGGCACAAGGACGTAAGCTGTCTAGCATAGAGTGTCACGATCTTATGTGTTTCATTGGGCAAATAGTTGTAGTCGGTGGGGTGCGTAGATCAGCGATGATTTCCCTGTCAAATTTATCAGATGATCGCATTCGCCACGCTAAGTCAGGACAGTGGTGGGAGACCGCACCGCATCGTGCGTTAGCTAATAACTCTGTATGCTATACTGAGAAGCCAGACATGGAAACATTCATGCGTGAGTGGCAGTCGTTAGTTGAAAGTAAGTCAGGTGAACGTGGTATCTTTAATCGACAAGCATCTAAGGTACAAGCCGCTAAGAATGGCAGACGTGATCCTAACTATGAGTTCGGTTGCAATCCTTGCAGCGAGATAATTTTACGCCCATATCAATTCTGTAATTTAACGGAGGTAGTTGTACGAGCAACCGATACCATTGAGTCCTTATCAGCTAAGGTATACATGGCTACGATACTAGGTACTATACAATCTAGCTTCACCAAGTTTCCTTACTTGCGTAAGATATGGCAGAGAAATACAGACGAAGAGCGATTGCTAGGTGTGTCGTTGACAGGTCTGATGGACAACCCACTGATGACATCTAAAAACAAAGGATTGGAGAATACACTTGAGAAACTTAAAAAGATCGCAATTGATACTAACTCTGAGTGGGCTGAACGGCTTGGCATCCCTGCTTCTACTGCTATCACTTGCGTCAAACCTTCTGGTACTGTCTCCCAGCTTGTTGACTCTGCTTCTGGGATTCATGCTCGTCACTCAACCCATTATATTCGTACTGTTCGCGGTGACAACAAAGATGGACTAACACAATTTATGAATGCACAAGGTGTGCCCAATGAGCCATGCGTAATGAAGCCGGACACTACTACTGTGTTTAGTTTTCCAGTTAAGTCACCTCGTGGTTCTGTTACACGAAACGACATGACCGCCATTGAGCAACTTGAGACATGGCTTATGTATCAACGCCACTGGTGTGAACACAAACCAAGTATCACATGCACTGTTCGAGATGAAGAGTGGATGGAAGTAGGAGCATTTGTGTACAAGTACTTTGATGAGATGTCAGGTGTGTCCTTCTTGCCACACTCAGACCATAGTTATCAACAAGCACCCTATCAAGAGGTGGACAAGGATACCTATAATGTGCTACTAAAGGCTATGCCTAAGAAGATTGATTGGTCAAGACTATCTGACTATGAGATAGAGGACAACACTAGCTCAATGCAAACGCTTGCATGTAGTGGAGACTCATGTGAGATGGTAGATATAAGCTAACTAACTACCCTGCCCCTTAACTGGGGTGGGGCTAACGTAATCAAAGGAGAATATAAACATGGTTAAAATAACACTACACGAAGTAGAGTATGAAACTGATAACTTCGACGACGAACAAAAAAAGATAGTTACTGAAATTAAGTATAACAGTAACTTGCAAACGCAGATAGACTATCAGTTGCATAGCCTACGAAAGTTGGGTGAGACACTTGTTTTGAACTTGCAGTTAGCGCTGAGCGATATAGATAAACCAATGCTACCTAAAACTAAAAAATAAAATAAGGAGACGTCTTATGATAAGAAAGACTAGAGCAGAACGTGGATTGGGTAAGTATGATGCACCCTTAAAGGTACAGTTTTTAATGGGGTATGACAGCTTTAAATATGGGCGTGTCACCCCACCTTTCCACAAAGATACAATGCAGTTTCGTGAGTGGAACAGGGGCTTCAATACAGCCTACTATGAGAATGTAAAACGGGTAAAAGAAAATGAGTCTAGCAGAAGAAGCAAATCAATTCCTAAAGGAGAAGTACAGTATGTCTGATTTTAATTCATACCAACGTAGTGCCAGTACTACTGCAATCTATGATGATAAGTATCGTATCTTGTACCCAGCCCTCGGATTAGCAGGAGAGGCAGGCGAGGTAGCTAACAAGGTCAAGAAGCTCATACGTGATGGTCCAGAACAGTTACCCACAGATTGGAAGGAACAACTTTCCAGTGAGATAGGTGACGTGTTGTGGTACTGTGCCGCACTAGCCACTGATCTCAACCTGACACTCGGTATGATAGCGGCACAGAATGAGAAGAAGTTACTAGACAGAAAAGAAGCAGGTACTATAGGTGGCAATGGCGACAAACGATAGACAAAAAAGAGGGGGCTTAATTGCCCCCTTTATTTATTTACTGTATGCTTTTTTGTACGCCTTACCTATGATGGCTAACTCTCTTAAATCGTCAGCGTTCAAGGGATCGGGCACTCGATTTCCCCTATTGATACCACGCTTAATAAATTCAGTGGTAGCTAACTTACGAAACTCCCTTGGTGTTTTTCGATATTCAATCATTGCTCTAGTATAAGCATCGCCTTTGACTTTCGACGCACTACTTATTTTAGTTTTGTACTTGCTTATCTGTGCCTTTAACAGAGGGCGTAACTTATTGCTTACATACTCGTTCGATGTAAACTCTTTTTGGACAGTATCGCTTTGCTCACTATACTCAAGACGTAACTTGTCTTCTTGTTTCTGTCCTAACTCTACAATAATAGGTAAGAAATTATTTAACATACGTATCTCATAGTTCTTTATACTAGGTACTTTACTTTTACTACTAAGTATACGCCAATCTATACCAAAATTACCTAAGTATTCCTTATCCTCTGTTGGTGCAGTGGTCATAGACAAACCAAGAAATTTCATTCCGGGATACATACGTTCACGCCCATCATAAAACCCAGCATATTCTTTGTCGGGCATAGTAGCTTCCTGTGAAGGCGTTGTAATCAAACCACGGTTACGTAATGGTTGGACTAAATTTTTTCCAAGAGAGTCTGCAAAGCTGAATGTAGGGTCTTGTGCAGTCTCTTTAAGTTTTGTACCACGTACACCTGTCGCCCGTTCTGCATCAATTACTTGACCAAAGGCCACACCCCATGTAGATAAGTAATTTCCTAGTGGCCTACCGATAAGACGTCCCGCCGTCTCTCCTGCAGTTAAGTCTGTTGCATTAGCAAGCTCTGCTATTTCCTCTAGTATAGAGTTACCTACGCCAACACGAAAGTTACTACCTGTAAATAGCTCTACAAATTCTTTAGGATCAAACCACGTACCGAAGAATGTACCATCCATCAAACGTTTAATTGCCTCACCAGCATACAAATACTGTGCTAGGGGGTAAGTCGCAGTAGTGTTTAGTACAGCTTTGTCACCTACAGGTACTTCATTATACTTTGAAGGGGCATCCTTAGATGTTCTATACAGGTAGGCTGCACCTACCGCCGCGAAACCCTGTATGTTTCGCTGTATACGTTGTCGGCCTTTGGCGGTCAATGGTCCACCACCTACTCTACCACCGGTAACTATACTAGATAGTTTTTGTGTTAAAGGTATGGATGCTCCAGCTGCGTATTGCCCCAGAAGCTCCATACTATTAAACATAAATCTAGGAAACGGCATAATAACAGTTAAACCATTGCGTGTAATAAATGTAGAGACACTACGAAATACTTCTGTATCTGGTTGTTTTGCGTATGTAATGTCAAGCGACTTTTGCACAGAGTCATCCACTATAGATAAAAAACTCCTCTGGTTCTTGCCACGTTTTATAACGTTACTTGAGTCATTAAGTAAACCTTTTAGGTTTCCCTTTTGTAGCTCATCAATTAAATCAATACCAAACTCACGCTTACTTAAACGTTGTAATTCACTAAAGAATATTCCACGTCGCATTAGATGTTCTTGCCAACGGTTAGGTGTGTTTAAAAAATCTACAGCATCTTCAAGGGCCGATAGAGCTTTATCCTCTAAGCCACCCTTACCACGACCTGACAACTTTTGTATTTCGTTTAAGTTATTTAACAGTGCGGAGTTTTGTTTTGCTAACTCTGGTGATCGCATTATAAGATCAGTATAATCCTTAGCAATATCAGGGCGAGAGAATACATATTTCATACCACGAAAACTATCCCGCCATACCTCTCCTGAAAAAACTGTGTCTACCATTCTAAAAAGCTTGTCGCCCTCTGTACCGTACTGCATGTTGTAGATAGCTTGATCCATAACGTTACCTAAACTTTCCATAGGCAATCTAATTGCACCGGACTGAAGGTTACGAGATGCTGTAGCAAGCTGTGACACCAAGCCACCACGTCGGATGTTTTCGACACGCATAATTCTATTTCGCCACTCCCCGTCTTTAGCAAGTTTAGCGGCATCTTTATCTATCTGCATTATTGCGTCAGGTTTTAAGCGTCTTATTTGAGAGAGATTGTTTAGCACCTTACCAGCCTCTGAACCTGAACCTACAATAGTAAGAACATAGTCCTCAAAGTTTAAGCCGTAATCATCTAAGAGGTTAATCAACTCTTGACCATCTAACTTTTTACTTATTGTGAGGTCTAGTAGATTATCTATTATTGTTTTATCTGGGTCAAAGCTTCCGGGAAATTTCTTTTCTAGCTCACTCGCAACCGCAACGATACCATTAAATTTATTTGGATTAAGTATGGGGGATGTGATTGTATCTTCACCAAGGTTTAGGTTAAATAAATCACCGTCACGTTCTGTTATTTGTTCTAGCGTTTCTTTGCCTGCCTCACGTGCTTTAACTTCGTCAATCTTTAAATGTTTACCATCCTGAACAGATATGGTTTTACCTACCTTAACCTCAAACTCTTTTATTAACCGATCAGCAAGCACACGATTATCTAGCGCAACTTTAGCGGCGTTTTCTGTTGCAACTTCAGCAACTTGTCTTGCGGCTAAGTCTGCACCACCAGCACTTTTAATAAAGCCTTCACTAGCTCTTTTTATATTCTTTTCCATCAAGTTATTTTTAGCTGTTTTGACAACGGCTCGTCCACCAAAGATTGATGCACCTACTTCAACCAAAGAAATACCGGCAGTCGCAGCGGCACTTTTAAAATTACCGTTGGCTAAATCTTTTTTTATACTACTATAGTTTTGGGGTAAATCAGCAATGCCAATAGCTGCACCAACAAAAGGTAAAAAGTTAGCGGTAGCCATCATTGCAGAAATTGTATCTACGTCAAGACCTGATTCCAGCAAGCCCTCAGCAAAGGTACGTTCTAAAACATTGTCACTCATAAGAAGATTGTTTACATCTATCGCTGCATCCTTAAAGTCTCCTGCACGGTTAGTTACTTTACGATCATAAATAGCAGTCATGTTTGCCTTACGAGATTTGACAAGTTCTACTTCAGTTGTTGTACCGTTTTCTTCATCAAGTTTTCTGGCTCGTTCTAGTGCTCGTTGGTATACTTCGTTATCTTCATCTCGTACACGCATAGGCTTTCCAAAAAGTCCTACTTTATCGTACTCATTATAATACTCTTCTTCTCCCTTACCTTCATCAATTTGTTTAAGTATGCGAGCATCCATTATAGACAACTCATCTTCCCAAGACAGCTCTACATCACTGGCTACAGGAACTACAGGCTCTTCGTCAATGACTACAGGTTCTTTGTCAATGACTACAGGTTCTTTGTCAATGACTACAGGTTCTTTGTCAATGACTACAGGTTCTTTGTCAATGACTACAGGTTTTTCGACAACTACAGTCCCTACATTACCGCTGTCTTTTTTCTTCATCTTTGCAAGACGTTGTTCATAAGTTAATGGTTCCATAAAATACTACTCGCCCCCAACTTCAAAGTAATTTGCTCCATAAGTATCTTGATTGGTAGTTACAAAATCTTTAATGCCAGTAAATACGTAGATAGATGTAGGCGTTTTTACAACCTGACCTTCTTTATATACACCACGCTCAGCGTTATTTAAAAAGTCTTCGTTACTATCCGCCTGTACTAAGACGCTAGTGCCTGTATCGGATTGCGATAAATTTTGTGCGTAAAGAGTTAAACTGCTCATGGCGTCGTTATACAGACCGTTTGTTGCATTACGCATACCCTCATCATCTATACCCATGTTACGCTCTATCATTTGCCGTGCTACACTTAAATTTAATATGTCCCCTAAGAATTGATTACCCTCGGTCATGTTTTTAATTTCACCATCAATACCTACGTCAAAACCATACCCTGCACCTGCACCTCTTCGAATCTCATTTATATTACTACTTACAGTACCCAAACCAAAGATGGCCTTCGTTGTAGTATCACCACTCGCAGCTTCAGCTTCTTTCTTATCACGTATAGTTTGGAGTATAGCTTCTCGTTGCTCATTCCATTGACCGATATTTTTGCTATTAGGGTTGCGTGTTATCTTTAAAGACAAATCAGTTAAACCTGCATCAAATGTTTTATAGATAGGATCAGGCTCACCATACAATTGTGCGTAGGCTTCTGAGTTTATAGAAAACCCATCAGATATTTGTACGTTTTTACCTACGGTTTCCGCTTGCGTTTTTACTTTTGCTTCTGCAGTTATATCACCCATCTGTGCAACTACAGGCTCGTTAAGGGATTCCGCATTGTTTAAAATGCTCTGGGCGTCAGTAGCGTTTCCTTTAGTCATGTTAAATATAGTGCGACCATCTAGTCCCTTTGCCCTTGCATCTCTATTTATTTGTAAAAATTCGTTTGCAGCAGCCGTACCCATAGAAAGTAAGGACGCCTGTTCATCAGGGTTATAACCAAATAGTTCTAACATACCTGTAGTCTCTTTAAGAAATTCATCTTTTTGCCTTTTTTTATTACGTTTGTATAACCTGTCTTCTTCTGTCTTTTCGTACAACCGATCCGCTGTCTTTTCATCTCGAAGGTATTTCTTTTTTTCATCAAGGTCTATTTTTTCTGAAATACCCTCAGCCATACCACCCAAAAGAGCTTTAAAATTAAATCCCATACTATAGTCTCCTTGCCATTAAGCCCGTAGGTTCTGGTGCTAGTTCTTCAGCTTCAGCTTCCATAGGTACTTCGTCAACATTTTCTTTAGCGGCATCAATTGCTTCCGGCATTTTATCACGCATCTTTTTTATAGCTACTGCAATCTTACTGTCAGGTATCTTGTTTTCATCAATACGGTTTTCCATACCAAGTTCATACTCTATACCTGCTTCGTCACCCATAAGCGCAAGAGTTTCCATTATTACAGGAGTAATTAGTACACCTACATCAATAGAATGCAAACCTTCCATAACTCCACCGGACTGTATCATGTCAGCTAAACTCGTTAAAGGTATACCTAACTCCATAATATCTAAAAGCTCTTCGTACATTTCACTTGAAGTAATACGAGGAATGTAATGCGTAAGTGCTTCTTCTATTGTACCATACTTAGGTGGTGATTGCCAAGGTCTAGCTCCTACTTCGGCAGTCAGTGACATGCCCGGAATTGGTGCATCAAACTTCTGTTGTACTTCTGCCATCTCTTATCTCTTTTCTTTTCATGCGTATGTCTGTCATGTACTGTCGTATCCTATCTCTAGGTTCATCGGACACTTCTGTATCTTTACGCATAGATTTACGTGCCCTAGATAGTAATCCCATAGATGTTTTTTCAGGTTTTGTATTACCGTCTTCTGATGTTATGATACTTGCGTATGCTTTTCGTGCTGGGTTATTTAACATTTATACTCTCCTAAAATACTCCCTTAAACATATTCCATGCGTCACCAACGATAGAACCACCGTCACCACCCATGCTACTTGTAGCAATTTTAACAATAGCGTTACCCATAGCGGCAGTTGATGAAGAGTCAGCGTTCCATTTAGCAATATCAAACGATGCATCTACCTGTAGCTTAGCAATTGCTAACTCAGTCATACGATCACGCTCACTATTAGCCGCTGTGTACGCGTACTCCATAGTGTCAGCATAGTACTGCCACATGTTTGTATACGCAGTATTACTAATGTCTAACATAGAAGCTGCATTTAATTCGTTAGCACGATTGACCGCTATTGTATCTGCAGTAGCTATTTGCCTACGCCACGTAGCATTAGATTGTTCAATCACTAATTTGTTCTGTGCGTTAAACTGATCACGTTGATTCATCATTTCGGATGTAAAGTTATTCTGTGCGTTAGTTGCTCCGGCGTTAAACTGTGACTGTGCATTAGATTGTGAAGTATTAAACTGTGCAGTAGTACTAGCTAAGTTAGCAAAGAATTGCTCAGTCTGATTTTCACTTGTAGCATTAAACTGTTTAGCGGCGTTCTCTTGTGCTTGATCTGTGAACAGAGATTGTATACGTTGTTGTGCAGTAAATATTTCTACAGCTTGCTCATTAGATAAGTTAGTTAAATCCATTTGCATCAAGTTCTGTGCGTTAGTAACTGCGGCCTGTTGTCTATTGTTTAAATTAGATACGTCAAGTTGTGATAGTGCTGCAGCTTCTCCCATTACTAAAGCTTGTCTGTTACTTAAATTGGCAAGGTTCATAGTGTTAGCTATACGACTATTCTCTAATGCAACTTGTTGATCTGCAGTGAAGTTCATGTTAGCTATATCAGATACTTTAGCTGAGTTAGACACACGAGCTTGGAATGCTTGGTCAAACTCTTGTCCCATAAACTTAGCACGTTGTTCTGCTGCAAGCATAGCACGTTGTTGTCTGTTTGACAAGTTCTGTACTTCAAACATCGAAACTATTTTTGCGTCTGCTTGTGCTATAGGTAAAGCAGATTCCATTGTAGCTTGTATTATTGCCTGACCTGCCATAGAAGACGACCCAAGACCACGTGCAATCATTGCAGTATTTGCAGCTCGCATTGCACCAGCGGCCCATGAAGGTGTAGCACCATCATCAAAGTCTTTCATCAACCCATCAAGCTGACCTTTTACAGTAGCTTTGTCAGTGGGCGTAGCGGTAGCGGCTTGTATCTGTTCTGTGTACGCAGAAGCTACAGCGGCATCTGCTACACCAGTAATTAATTCACCAGCTTCTATCTTACGTTGTACAGGATTACTCATAAGAGTAGTTGTACCTTGCGCGGCAGTGAGATCACTTACCGCTGTAGTAGTTTGCTGTGCACCTGTTATTATTGCATTAGGATCAACAGTACCTTGTGCGGCAGTAGTTGCATCCGCTACGGCGTTTACATCGGCAGATACAGTACGTGGATCAATGGTAGAAGTTTCTATAGCTGTAGGCGCTGTAGCTTGAGTAGTATCTGCAAGTGCAGTAGGTGAAACTATGTCACCTTTTAATTGCCCACTAGCTGGATCAATAAGTTGATCTTGTTGTGCTACAGTACCTACAGGATTAACCTGTGTACCTGTTGGTAATCTAGGGTCTTGAACTCGTTGTGCAGAAATGTCAGCAATAGATGCTGTTGTAGCTTCACGAGGGTCTGTGTTTTTTGTAGCTAAATATGCTTCGTATGCTCTATCTTGCGCCTTACCAACACTACTAGAACCCATAGAACCAAAAAATGGGCTATCATACATATCTGTAGTACCCACCCTGTTTCCGGGATTATTTTGGAAGTCTCTATATTCCTGTGAGTTATAAAAACCTTGATCTACATCTGGGCTTAACTTACCATCAATAGGACGCGCAATCTTTGATATTGCATCACGATCATACTCTGCTACACCACCAACTGCATAGTTACGTTTAGCCATACCACCGTTCATCATTTGCACAGCTTTATTTTGATACATATCCATAGTAGTTTTTTTGTCAGGGTTCTGAGCTAAGTAATCATTAAAC